AGACACCCGGTGCCATTGCTCGTGACCGATCCGATTTTAAGGTCACAATGAATGTTACAAGTCCTGATGGTCCTGGCACCATAATTGCCGGCACTCTCGATACCACTGCCAATCCCAGTAAGAAAATATTGAGACAAATCATGCAAAACGATCCTCAAAGACTCGATCTTACAGGTGCTGCTTTTGATTCTGATGCTTCTGGTAACTGGTATAAGATGCCATTTGTTGCTGGTGATAAATTGTATTTCCCTATTACAATTACTTCACCTGCTAACCAATCGTTATTGGTGGGTCCTCGTTCTGTAAACATTGATGAGAGAACATATTTGATCAAATGCATTGTTACCGATTCTCCCCTTACTTCGACCCCGGGTCCCGATGGTTCCACATCGAACCAATTGTATTCGGTTTAAACATTTTTTAAAGGTTAAATGGTTTAAATAAATAATTTTATTTAATTTTCACTATATAAAAATAATTCAATAATTCCATTTTCTTAAGTAGCGTATAATCTCTATTTAATTATGAGGTAGCGTATAATCTCTATTTAATTATGAGGTAGCGTATAACCTAGGTAGCGTATAACAATCCCGCATTGCCACCAACAAATATTACCATATTTACTCTTTCTTCTATAACATATAAATCATAATTATACTCATAAATGCGCCACGACGGTTTATTGACACCAATTATTTCCCCCGTATTTGGATTGCAAATTGTCAACACTTGGGCGTATGGGTCTACAGGTGGTTGTATTGTCACAAACTCAAATTCCACATTTGTGAATCTACTCATATTCATCGCGCCAGATGGTTGTAATGAATATGGAGACGTATCTAAACAAAAATTATAACAATATAAACCACTTGGAGCAAATCCAGCAGTTCTTGTGTATTTTTCAATATAATTGTACACGCCAACAGGCAACATATTTTCTCTATATTGTCCGTCTACTAAAATACCAAGCGATATCAAAATATTCTTCAAATTTTGCTGATTATAAACACTGGTAATTGATAATCCGGATAATGTGCCATCTGGATTTGTGCCTGGTCCTATTAATAATGGCGCCGGTCCAGAAGTGTCTGGGTTTTTAAAATCCCCATCAGCCGGTGCCGGAATAGTGTCTATCGGTTTGTAGTTATATGGCCAATTTGTGTAATTCGACCATTCATTCCTCAAATTAGCGTCACTCCTTTGAAAATAAAACATCCAACTGATAATCATACCAATCGAATCTAATTGTATCTTATTTTGACCTGTAACATTATAGTATGTTTTTTCATATATTTGTTTTATCAAATATTTCTGTTCATTCTTAGCAAATAAGTTTGCTTCATCATTAGAGAGAAAACAATAAGTACACATTAAATTTATATCAGCATTCCAATTTGTTCTTGTATCAACATAAGATGTTGGACCTAATGTTTCATCAGGCGGCGTTTGTAAAAATCTATAAAACTGCATATAATATTGATTAAAATTCGGCGCTACATAAGGGAAATTATTTGTATAATCCATTACATCGCGAATTCGGAATAGTTGATTAATTGGTTTAAATGTGATACTTATTTGTAATTCATTATATTGTAACGCTATCAAAGGGAACGCATTTTGAGTGTTTAATGTAAACCATGATCCCAAAGGAATATATAACGTCCTTCCCATAATAGAAGGTTGAGCACCTGCTGGATTAGAAGTGTAAAAGGCGTTTGGGTATGTATTCACGTGCGCCCCCGCATTTCCAGGATCATTCAATTCAGATATATTGCCAGTCATTTCATCAAATAACGCTCGTTTACTACCAGAAAAATCTCTTTGAACAGACGACAATATGTAACGTCCTGAATATTCTTGTAATTTTTGATTGCCGCAAGTAATTGTGATTCTATCAATCATTAAAGCGCCAATATTATCTATCCATTTGAATTCATATGGCGCCCAATCGGTATATATTGTGGTTCCGTCTGGTTGAACTACTGTTTGAGGAGGAAAAATCGGACTCCAAATTGTCGGCAAAGCAATCGAAACATAACAATCCATTAATAAATCCGCATAACGTTTAACCTTAAATACAAATGTTGATTCCGTTGTTAAATTTAATGTTGGCGTTCCTTCGTAATCCAATCTGAATTTTTGCATTCCAAAGTTTGTATATTTTTTATAAGTTGTTTTCCAAAAGGTCTTCTCTGGGTTTCCATTTAATATAATATTTTGCTGTCCTTCTGAAACAAGGTTTAATAATCCTCCGCCCATGCTATGTATAATATATACTTATAAATATTATTTAACTAATTTGATTAAATAATATATTAAAATTTTAAAAAATAAAAATAGCATTAATATATTAGATTAATGTCATCACCAATAAATCCTACCGATTATTTAAGCAAAATAAAACAAATGGATGAGTCATTTGTATCATATATAATTGTCATAACAATTTTCGTCATGATAATATTTATAATACTTTATATTATTTATTTAACTAAACTAGAGAGTAAGGAGTGTGATTATATGAATACTTTATATCCTTCGGTTGCCGGAAATATAAAACCGATTTCATCAAATGATAGTGATTGCTCTGGATGTTTCTATGATTATTATGTAAAAACTGCTTATAACGCTTGTTCGGGCGGTTCTTACAAAAACGATTTTGTCAGCACGTGCAATTTAAAAGCAGTTATAAAACAAGGCGTACGTTGTTTAGACTTTGAAATATATTCTCTTGACAATAACCCGGTTGTGGCGACAAGCACCCAAGATAGTTATTATGTTAAAGAAACCTTTAATTCAGTCAATTTTGCCGATGTAATGAATACAATTAATAGTTACGCTTTTTCAGGTGGAACTTGTCCAAACCCTACAGACCCAATTATAATTCATTTACGTATTAAAAGCAATAATCAAAATATATATACAAAAATGGCGGAAATTTTTAAATCATATGATTCAATGATGCTAGGTAAAGATTACAGTTTTGAAAGTAACGGTGTCAATTTAGGAATCACACCATTATTACAATTTCAAAACAAAATTATTTTGGTTGTAGAAAAAAAAAATAACGCCTTTTTAGAAAACATCGATTTTCTAGAATATGTTAATTTAACAAGTAATTCAGTATTTATGAGAGAATATAATTATTATGATGTAAAAAATAATCCAGATATTAATGAACTAACATCATACAATAGGAAAAATATGACAATTGTGTTTCCAGACAAAGGTTCTAATCCCCCAAACCCGAGTGGTCTTTTATGTAGAACATATGGTTGTCAAATGGTAGCAATGCGTTACCAATTTGTTGATAATTATCTGGAAGAAAACGCGCTATTTTTTGATCGCGCAGGTTATGCGTTTGCTTTGAAACCGTTGGCGCTGCGTTATGTACCAGTAACAATACCAGACCCTACCCCGCAAAATCCGGATTATAGTTACGCAACACGCACTGTTAGCAGCGATTATTATAGTTTCAATACATAACCACACAGAAATTAGGATTACTAGTTGGCAAGAGGTTCAAGAATCCTTAATAGACCGGTTTAGCGAAATAAAACCAGATGAACTACCAGAATGGGCGTCTAAAATGCTGAAAGTTTGGAAAAATCAAGAATAAAGAATTAAACATTTTTTAGGTATTTCAATTTTTATATTTTTTTTTAAAAAATTGAAAACAAATAATAATAATCTTGTAAAAGTATTTAATAATTTAACTAACCATATCTTTGAATACTATAATAAGATTTTAAAAATGGTATCACGCATCAACTTTTGGGTTCTTCGCCAAAATTATGGCGAAATCACAAATCAAACAGATATGAAAAAAATAATTACAAGTCAAAAAATAGTGACTTGCCCTTGGGGCGGTTGGGGAATACCAAGACAAAATGTTATAGACGGTATTTATAATGAAAATGTAACAGACATTTCAAGAAGAACATCTTGTGGTCAAGACCGAAAATTTGTAGAAGAAATGCGTGTAGGTGATATAGTTCTTATACCATTTAAAGGCAAGAAAGAATGCATTCTCGCGCGTATTACTTCTGATGTTGAATACGCGATTAATACTGGGTTGTATTGGAAAGAATATCAAGACGACAATAAGATTCGCATTTGCGATATAGTAGATGGAACCCACTTTAGACCAGTTGGTAGACATATCGAGATTATTAACGATAAATATGTCCCAAAATCTGCGGCAAATAGGATGTCTCTTAGTAAAATGAAGAAAATGAAGAACGATGTAATTTTAAGTTTAGGGTTATAATAATGTATAATATATACTTTAAAAAAGTATAGCAAAATAAAAATGTATATACTTTAAAAAAGTATAGCAAAATAAAAATGTATAATATATACTTTAAAAAAGTATAGCAAAATAAAAATGTATAATATATACTTTAAAAAAGTATAGCAAAATAAAAATGTATAATATATACTTTAAAAAAGTATAGCAAAATAAAAATGTATAATATATAC